CGAGGCTTCCAATTAGGATCACATCTTCGTGATGTTTCCAATTAGGATCACATCTTCGTGATGTTTCCAATTAGGATTGCCTCTTCGCTTAGAATACCTCTATTTATTTAGGGGTATTTTTTTTTGATTATATTTGTATAAATTAAATCTAATTAAATGAATGATATTCGTAAGATAGCAGTTGGTCCTGATTACAAAGGAGGAGCTATGCATTATGTTGTTGGACAAGAAATATTAAAAGGTACTTACAAAATACATCACATAAGATATGATGAAAATGTAGATGCCTTTAAAATATGGATTGAATCCACATATAACAAAGAAATTGTTTTGTGGAAGCAGTTTATTAATATGCCTGTATCTGTCGAATATAATATTAACTTCTAATGAAATCACCTTACCTATTTATCACTACTCCTTTAGACAATAAAAGATATAATAACACTAAAAATATAGGTGGAGTAGACTTTATAACAAGCACCTCAGAAGAAAACCATAAGGCATCTAATCGTATTGCTGAGGTGGTAGCCACACCTATTGTGTATGATGGTCCTATTAAACCAGGAGATAAACTTTTAGTTCATCACAATGTTTTTAAATTTTATAACGATATGCAGGGCAGAAGAAAAAGTGGTAGAAGTTATTTTATGAATGATTTATTTTTTGTTGAGCCTGATCAGTTTTATATGTATCATGATGGTGAACAATGGAATACTAGTGGCAGATATTGTTTTACGAAACCTGTTCCTACAGAGGATTATTATTTATACAAAAACACAAACGAAGAACCTTTAGTTGGTGAAATAAAGTATAGCAATGAGTATTTGCGTTCACAAAATGTGAATCCAGGAGATAAAATATGTTTTAAACCAGAAAGTGAATATGAGTTTGAGGTGGATGGTGAAAAACTTTATCGAATGTTTGATCATCAAATAACAATTAAATTATGAAAGATAAGCCTAAAAGAAAAAAAAGACCAAGAATAAAATATAATCCAAATGGCACTAGACCCACAAACTTTAAAGAAGAATATTATTCAGGCAGGAATGAGAGCCGTAGAGCAACTAATTAAAGTTGCTAAGGAAGATATAATTAAGCCAGACCCTGAAGACGAGCTAGCTGCTGATAGACTAAAGAATGCTGCAGCTACTAAGAAGTTAGCTATATTTGATGCTTTTGATATACTGACTAGAATAGAGAATGAAAAAAATTTAATGGAAATCGAAGCACGAGGTCCAAGTAAACTAGACACTAAACAAGGATTTGCAGAACGAAGGTCTTCATAGTTTATACAGGGTTATAGATAACTACATACCTAAAGGTATTCTTAAAAAAAAGAATAGGAATAGGTCATGGAAATATGGCTATGATGAAAAGTATGATGTTGTTGTAATTTCTAAAACAGGTGAGGTAGGTGAGATATATGAAATTAACGGACTTAGGATTGGTTTGCCTAAAGCTCCAGAGTCTCTTCAAAGAGACAATAACAAGTGGGAAAGAGAAGAACCACCAAAAGAAATTCTAAAAATACAATCTATATTTCAATGGAATGAACATCCTAATACTTTCAAAGCTCAATGGGTAGACTATATTGAAAGTGAGTTTGACAAAAGAGAACAAGGCTATTGGTTTGTAAACAATAACAATAGTACATATATAACTGGGTCACATTATATGTACCTTCAATGGACAAAGATTGATGTTGGTTATCCAGATTTTAGGGAGGCTAACAGAATCTTTTACATTTTTTGGGAGGCATGTAAAGCAGATCCTCGATGCTTTGGTATGATATATTTAAAAATCAGACGTTCAGGTTTTTCATATATGGCATCTGAAGAGTGTGCAAATGTTGGAACAATATCTAAAAACTCTCGGATAGGAATATTATCTAAGTCTGGTTCTGATGCTAAAAAAATGTTTACAGACAAAGTTGTTCCAATTGTGAGAAACTATCCTTTCTTTTTTAAACCTGTTCAGGATGGTATGGATAAGCCAAAAACTGAATTAGCTTTTAGAATACCTGCATCAAAGATTACAAAAAAGAATATGTACAATGTTGATGATGAAGAGATGGAAGGTCTTGACACAACCATTGACTGGAAGAATACAGATGACAACTCTTATGATGGGGAAAAACTTTTATTATTAGCTCATGATGAAAGTGGTAAATGGCTAAAGCCTAATAATATACTAAATAATTATCGTGTTACGAAAACTTGTTTAAGGTTGGGTAGAAGAATAATTGGTAAGTGTATGATGGGGTCGACATCTAACTCTCTTAGTAAAGGAGGTGAAGAGTTTAAGAAACTATATTACGATTCTAATCCACATGAAAGAAGTAATAATGGTCAAACCAAAAGTGGGTTATATTCACTTTTTATCCCTATGGAGTGGAACTTTGAAGGTTATATAGATGAGTATGGTATGCCTATGGATGATGTTATAGAGTATTGGAACAATGAAGTTGAAAGTTTAAAGAATGATCCTGACGCATTAAATGAGTTTTACAGACAATTTCCTCGTACTGAATCTCATGCGTTCAGAGATGAAAGCAAACAGTCATTGTTTAATCTTACAAGAATATATCAACAGATAGACTACAATGATTCACTTATACAAGAACACCATACAACTCGTGGCTCTTTTTCCTGGAAAAATGGAATTAAAGATACTGAAGTAATATGGACTCCTAACACTAGAGGAAGATTTTTAGTAGGGTGGCTTCCTAAAAAAAATATGCAAAATAGGTACAAAAAAAATAATAGAGGAGATTTTTTTCCTTTAAATGAGCATCTTGGTGCTTTTGGGTGTGACAGTTATGATATATCAGGAACTGTTGGAGGAGGTGCATCTAATGGTGCATTGCATGGAATTACAAAGTTTAATATGGATGATGCTCCTAGCAATCAGTTTTTTTTAGAGTATGTAGCAAGACCTCAAACTGCCGAAATATTTTTTGAGGAAGTATTGATGGCATGTGTTTTTTATGGAATGCCTATATTAGTAGAGAATAATAAACCTAGGTTGTTATATCATTTTAAAAATAGAGGGTATAGAAGCTTTAGTATAAACCGACCAGATAAACTTAAACACAAGCTCTCTAAGACAGAAAAAGAGCTTGGGGGTATACCTAACTCAAGTGAAGCAGTAAAACAGGCTCACGCAGCAGCTATTGAGTCTTATATTGAAACATACGTAGGATTAGTTAAAGAAGATGAAATGGGTTATATGCCTTTTAGTAGAACATTAGAAGATTGGGCAAAGTTTGACATTAGCAACAGAACTAAGTTTGACGCATCTATTAGTTCAGGTTTGGCAGTAATGGCTTGTCAAAGACATCTTTATCAACCTGAGAAAAAACAATCAAATATTATTGTTAACTTTGCTAGATACAACAATAAAGGAAATCGTAGTGAAATAATTAGATAAATGAAAGACGTAAAAATAAATGTTTCTTCTGTTGGGTTTCCAAGTCAGTTTGTTTCTGATAGTGAAAAAGCATCAGATGAATTTGGCTTACAAATAGGTCAGGCTATTCAATACGAATGGTTTAAGAAAGATGGCAACCAATGCAGATACTATAATCAGTGGAGAGATTTCTACAGGTTGCGTCTTTATGCTAGAGGTGAACAGTCGGTAGCTAAATATAAAAATGAACTTGCAGTTGATGGTGATTTAAGTTACTTGAACCTAGATTGGACACCTGTTCCTATTATCCCTAAATTTGTAGATGTCGTTGTTAATGGAATGAACGACAGGTTGTTTGATGTAAAGGCATATGCAGAAGATGCTATGTCTCAATCTCAAAGAAGTAAGTATCAAGATATGATACAAGGTCAAGCAGCAGCTAAAGATGTTCTTCAAATTGTTCAAAAAGAAACAGGAGCTGACCCTTTCATTATGAATCCTGATGACCTTCCTCAAACAGATGAAGAATTAAACTTATACATGCAGCTTAAATACAAGCCTGCCATAGAGATTGCTGAAGAAGAAGCTATTAATACTATTTTTGCAGAAAATCATTACAACGATGTTAGAAAAAGAGTTGATTACGATTTAACTGTTTTAGGTATTGGTTGTACAAAACATGAATTTTTACCAGGAGCAGGAGTTGAAATTAAATATGTAGACCCTGCAAATATTGTTTACAGTTATACAGAAGACCCACACTTTAAAGATTGTTTTTATTGGGGAGAAATTAAAACTCTCCCAATTACTGAGTTGATGAAAATTGACCAGTCTTTAACTAGAGAAGATTTAGAAGAAATTTCTAAATACTCTCAGAGTTGGTATGACTATTATAATGTGGCTCAGTTCTATGAGAATGATATTTTTTATAGAGACACTGTTACATTAATGTATTTTAATTATAAAACCACTAAAAAAGTAGTTTATAAAAAGAAAATACTAGAAAATGGAGGAACAAAGGTTATAGAGAAAGATGACCAATTTAATCCACCTGTAGAAATGATGGAAGAAGGAAGGTTTGAGAAGATGGAAAAAACCATTGATGTGTGGTATGAAGGGGTAATGGTTATGGGTACAAATATTCTTTTAAAGTGGGAACTTGCTGAGAATATGGTAAGACCAAAATCAGCTCAACAACATGCATTACCAAACTACGTAGCAGTAGCTCCTAGAATGTATAAAGGAGTTATTGAATCTTTAACAAGACGTATGATTCCTTTTGCTGATTTGATACAGATAACACACCTAAAACTGCAACAGGTTATTTCGAGAGTTGTCCCTGATGGTGTATATATTGACGCTGATGGATTAAACGAAGTAGACTTAGGTACAGGAAATGCTTATAATCCTGAAGATGCTTTGAGATTATATTTCCAAACAGGTTCTGTTATTGGTAGAAGCTATACTCAAGATGGAGACTACAATCAAGGGAAAGTTCCAATTAAAGAGTTACAATCTAGCTCAGGTGCAAGTAAAACACAAATGTTAATTGCAAATTATAACCATTACTTAGGAATGATTAGACAGGTAACAGGATTAAATGAAGCTAGAGATGCTTCTTCACCTGATCCTAATTCTTTAGTTGGTTTACAAAAGCTTGCAGCTTTAAATTCTAATGTTGCAACTAGACATATACTTGAAGGTTCGTTATATATATATAGAACTTTAGCAGAAGCTATAACTTATAGGGTGGCAGATATATTACAGTATGCAGATTTTAAAGATGATTTTGCTAATGCTATAGGTAAATATAACGTGAGTATACTTAATGATATTAAAGACTTGTATATTTATGACTTTGGCATTTTTATTGAAGTAGCTCCAGATGAAGAACAAAGAGCTCAATTAGAAGCTAACATACAAATGGCTTTATCTAAGGGTGACATTAATTTAGAAGATGCTATTGATATTAGAGAGATAAAAAACATTAAGCTTGCTA